CCTATTATTTCAAGCCATCTTTCTGTGCATACAGCTTCATGTGTATTAAGATGTGCTTGTACTTTTTGTGCATCTGGTTTCATATTAACTTAAAGTTGTATTATTCTTTGTATTAGAAAGATATCCACCACCACTTGATGTTAGTAAACTTCTTCTTCCTAATCCAGCTTGTAATTGTTTTTTTCTAGCTTTAGATGCTTCATCTTGATCTTGTAAATTATCATCTCTCATAGATTGTTCTTGTGCTTCTATTCTAGAATTGTCTGGAGGTGGTAACATTCTAGCTGGACTTCTTCCTCCACCAAATAAACCTGAACACATAATAATTCCTTTCTATAATCTTGTTCTAATATCAAATACGTTCCACTTCTTTCGTATACTCTTTTTTGGTGCTTTTGTAAAGACATCAAAATTAGTTTTTGCTTGTACTACTTTGCTAGTAATAGAACTCTTAGTAATTTGCCTACCTTCTCCAGCACCTAATAATAAATATTGTAGTGCATCATGTACGTGTGAGTAGTGATTCTTGTCTGGTTTTTCTGTGTATCGTTCACCAGATACTTGCATACGTTTGTACTGATACCCACCTTCAAATCCTTTTATTAAATGTTTGCAGCTTTTATCAATTAACAAACCTGACTTACCTTCTAACAATCGCATTAATGGTGCAGTTACAGATTCTATTCTTAACGATACATCATTGGATGGTGCTGGAATGGCACGAATACCAGCACCACGTAGTATTTGGAATGGAGTAGACTCATCAGTCTGTGCTCGATAATCTCCAGCTGGATCTCCAAATATTCGTGCTACTGGTATGTTGGGAAATTTACTTACCATTTCTTGTCTAAGTAGTTCCCCAAATCGCACCATACCCATATCTTGTGCTACGATCTCGTGTAGTATTAACCATCTCCCTCGGACTTGTTGTGCAAATACACAAGCTGGAGTTAAACCAAAGTCTATACCTATATAGTATGGAACTTCGGCTGGTATTATTGGTTGCTTGGCAACGTGTAAGTCTGAAGCAAATTGTTTGTATACAGGTTTACCATCTTCGATTGAACCTAATCTATTCATTACATACACATCAATCCATGACTTTGTCTTTCCTCTAATAATAGAAGAATAGTAATCTCGCATTAGATTGTTTCTATTCTCTGCATCTGGATTACTTATATAGTTTTCTACTTCTTGATCTGAGTTTCTTTTTTCTAACATACCTGGTGGTTGTGTAAAAAATTTCCAGTTATCAGGTTTGACTAACATCATTACTTCTTCTCGTGATAGATGTTCTGGTGGTGGTGCATCTCCACTCATCACACTCCACCAATGATCTTCGTCTGGTGCGTTGGTATCTGCTATTACACCATACCAAGTTGGTCCACCATCTTTCATAGAAGGGTATCTTCCTACACGCATAGTGCCAGCATCTATAATAGGCTTGCTATTTCTCTACTTTCATTAAAAAAAAGGAATGTTAATTCTAAAGATAATAACTTTTTAACATCTTCTGGTCTATCCAAAGCCAGAAAAATTACTTCTAAATCTACATCACCTACTAATATCCTATGGGTATAAGGTGGTGACCAATTCATTTTACCAAACTCTTTTTCAGGAAACCAATCTAGCCATGTCTTCATAGTCGTAGTCTTTAACTGTGGGTTGGTATTTCTTATAATGGCTACACGAGATTTACGTATACCATCTGGTGATGGTTTCTGTGCTAAGGCTCTACGGAATACTTCTATACAACAAGCAACAGATTTACCAGAACCAACTGGTCCACGTAGTCCACGAAAGAAACTATTGTCTTTCATAAAACTTTTGACTACTGCACCATCAGGTTTGTAATTTAATTTCATTCGACTTGTTTGTTGTCTACTGCGTATCGGATCATCTTACCAGCTAGTTCTGGACCGACTGCATTTATAAACTTATCAACTTCTACGTTTGTCATAAACTCATTAGGGTAAAATTTTAAATGGGTATTACGTACAATAGAACGTAGTCTATTTAAATCTTTTAAAGATAGTTCACGTATAAACATTTTTTTCCTTTATAAATTTTTTGTACTCTGCATCTTCTTCTGGTGTGCGTAGAGTAAAACCTTTAGCTAATAGATCCCATAATCTACATTGCACTTCATACTTAGTTGGTTTGCGATTAAACTCCATCTTATAATTAATGGTATACACTAACAGTTCCAAGCACGTAAAGATTTATTTATTCTTGAATTAGGATCACGAGCTGTCTTCTTACTCGTTAACTTCTTCTTCATACCTTTCATCCTTGCACAAAACGAAGCACGTCTTTTATTGCCTACTACTTTGCTCGGTGCTTTTAGATTTCTTTTTTTACCAGTCTTAGTACGACCTTTATTATAACTGGCACGACCTTTAGCATTTAATCCTCCTTTAGGATTCTTGCCTTCTTTTCTTGTCCATGCTGGTGATTTAGCCATTACTTCTTTTTCTTTCTTTTAAAGGTTGCTACATTAGTAGGCTTACCACCCACTCCTTGTTTAACACTACGTTTTCTTTTTACTGCTGACGTCTTCTGTGCTGATGTCATTCGCTTTGCTTTAGCTAGTGGTACACATTTAGGATACTTACGTTTAGATCCTTTGCTTCTACCACATGGTTGATACTTACCATTCTTCTTTGGTGCTCCAATATCAACCCACTTCTCACCAACCCATTTACGTAAACTCATATCCTACGTATCCATCTATATAAAGCATATACCCCTAGACCTAAAAAAATATAACAGATACCATCAAACCAAGATATGTTGTGTATTGTTTCTATTAGTTCAGGAGTTATGGTCATGCACGTTTCCTTTTCTTAGATGTTTTTTTCTTGGCAGACTTTGGCTTGATCCTACCAGAGCAAACACCAGAAGCATACATATTAGCATAAGCACTTGGGTATACTTTAAATTTTCTTTTAGCGGCAGACTTACCCTTTGCACATAGCTTAGCCATACGTTCTTTTAGCCTTCTTATTTTTCTGTGCTTTGTTGTTGAAAGAATTTAGTGAGAGCTTNACTGGTTTCTTTTTAGGTTTCTTCTTTCCTACAGTTCCGTATGATTTCATAGTTGTTGGCATTACTTTACTCCTTTATTTATTACTTTGTTAGTTTCTTTTTCTCTTTTCTCTCTTAATCGTTTAGCATCTTGTAGTTGATTTCTAACTGCATCTATACCTTCTTTAATATAAGCACCAACACCTACAGCACCTACTACACCAGCTGGTTTAGAGAGGTTAATTTTTTTTAACCTACGTTCTATATCATGGTGAGATTTATAACCTAACTGACCAAAGGATGTTTGTGCCTTCTTCATATCTTTCTTTATTGTCATAGCTTATCCTTTCCTTACAGGTAGGTATAAAATATGTTGGGACTTTTGTAAAGCTATTTTACGTGAGGTAGTCCTCTTGCCTTGTACTAAGTATATATTTTTAACCCCCCATACTACATATAAGATTTCTACACCAGTACACAATTATCTAGGATAGTTGAATTATATCACACCTAAGACAGATCAATGTTGACCTGAATCGCATTCCCTACTGTAGATTTATTCCCATCCTCTTGCCTGATACCAGCACGATCAAGTATATCCTTACTAGCTTCCAATCTTACATACTCTGAGTTAGCAGACGCAGATAAGTTAGACACAGTATCCAATGCTTGTATTGATCTGTATCCAAGGGTCTTCATTGCTTGTGTCTGTAGTTGCTTCAACACCTTGTCATGCTTGAGTAAGCGACTTGCTTCGACCTTTGCTGATTTAGGACTGTAACCAGCTTTAATCGCACAGTCAGTTGCAGTACCACCATTTGTTAATAGGTTATCAATAAATGCCTGTTGTCTTGTTGTGAGTTGTGTGGTTTTGCTGTCCATGATCTTGTTCTATAGTAGGGGGTCTAAAAGTGCTGTCAAGTAAATAATTTGACACCTATGTTTTGCTGGGTTTCGAGGGTGCTTTCGTGCAAGCATCGAGCCTAAAGTCTCGACCAAAGGCTTCAATCAGTCCTCGAGTGTTCGTTTTTATTATACATAATTCTATACTCAAGCTATCATGATAGCTACGAACTGGCAGAGCCAGGTCTTCGCTACCTATAATCTCCACTCCGTTCATGGCTAAATTAAGGCATAATTTAGGACAATGCTTCCAAGTGCAAAAGAATAATACAATAAGATCAAAAAGAAAGAACAAGGACAGCAAGCTGACAATACAACCACGTCGAAACACCCTACCTAGGAGTCGTGGCTTACTAAGTGTGGCTGAACATCTCACAGTAAAAATAGAAGTAAGTGGTGCGACTGATCGTGGTCGCTCTTTACTAAGGGGTTGTCACCCCAATATACAGAACTAAATCGGCTCACCCCTCTTTATCCTAGGGAGAAGAAGGTGCTTCGCTCTATTTTAATTCCTTGCTTCTCCCCCAATTTAGTTCTGTACTTAGATTTTTACTGTGAGTTATTCGCCGTACTAAGTTAGCCCTCCCCTAGGCAGGGGTTACGACCAAAAAAAAAAGAAGAAGACGTTAACTTAGTTTTTTTTAAATATAAATAAAGGATTATAAAATGAATATAGAAATTAAAAAATTAGTAGAAAAATTAGTTGCATTAGATTGTTATGATGTGAACGGCAGTTTACAAGAATCAAAAGGAGTAGGGGTATCATCAGATATTTTAGCTAATAAAATCTTGACCTTCAATAATTGGTATGAGAATAGCTTGGACTTCCTAAACAAAGCAGACCAAAGAGTTCAGGAGTTAATAGAAAAAGATGATAACGACTTAGCACTAGAAAAAGCTGTAGAATATCTGGACAAAGCGAGTGCTGTCGTTGCAGTTTACAGAGAATTAAAGGACAGCTTTAACGATACAGTATTTAAAACTGTTTATGGTTCTTGTGCAAGTGATACTGATATTAAAAATATACAGCTATCAATTCAGGCAAGAATACAATCTAATTCCAACGTAGATAAAGAGTTATTAAAAAAGAGAGTTGCAGAAATTAAAAAGAAAAGATCAGCTTAGACCGAAGATAAATTATAGCCTTGTTACCTCCCAAACAAGGCTATAGTTTTGAAAAAATTTTGGTCGTTCCTCCCAAAATTTTGATCGAAGTATGGACAGTGTTCCACTGCCTAATAAGATTTTCTAAGGACAGGCAAAGCCTGACTAAGATTATAATAGATTTGTTGCAATGTCCCACCACGTGTGTAGTTCGTACCTCACACACACGTGGTGGGGGAAGGGGTGACTAGTCACTTGGTGCAACAACCCAAAACATTTGCTGAGTTTATTTACACAATTACTTGTCAGTGAATTTTATTAACATATAAATAAGGAGATTATTAAGATGAATATACCAAAAACATTTAGAGAATTAAGACTGCAATACATAATACTTATGTGTATGTATGGCTTCATCAGTACATTCATGATGGGCATAGCAGTTATCTTTGCAATGACACTAACAGATATGCAAGTACCATTAATATGGGGCAGTATATTCTGTAGTGCTATAGCATTTATGGGGATGATAAAAGCTATGGGTAAATTACTAATCAAAATATAATACTTGCACTTATGCATTGTATATATATAATATAACCAAGGAGAATGATATGTTAAAACTAATACAAGATTCACTGGCTCGTCAACAGTCAGAAGAATA